TTCTTATCTTATTCGGTCACTTATTTTAAATTTTAAACACTTTATGCTAGTTTCTTTACTTGTTAAGATAGGTTAGCATTATCCTTTTTAACAAGAGCCTAATTTACAGTAGACTTCTTACTCTTTCCACCTTGGTATGGGTTTTGATTTTTATTGTTAGGAACACATAAGTTTTTACGTCATCGATTGTCAATCTAAAACAACATAACAGGTACAGAATCCTACTAAGGTTATTCTATATTTATTATGCTGACCACCCCTGCCACCTCAACTACAATCGGTGATTCATTAGTTCCTCGCAATTAGAATGTTCTAAACACATCGTGAGCCTATGACATTTTCTAAAAAGTATCATATTTATCTTGGTGTTAATTAGGTTCAATAACATCTGGCTTATATGTTTTATCCAACATATATTAATTCATCTCAGTAAAATCATTATTAGCCAATCCAACTAAAATACTTTCAAGCTAATCATCAACACCTTCCATATCTCCTATCCTAGTTGAAACATAACGGAAGATATCATCATCTTAAGGAGTTGAATACTAAGAGAATTAAAGTTATTTATATTTTCTGCCCACATAAGTTTCATTTTATTCTAAATATTCCATTCCCAAAGAATCAGAACATTTAGGATGATATTATAAAAATTCTTTAATAAATTGAAGGCCTGGTCCACTCAAAAATATAGAATTGGTACAAGATTACTTTAACATATCTAATCTTACCTCGAAATCTTATAATTTCTAAAAAGGATATTTAGAATCAGTAAATTATTAAGAAATCATAATTCTAGGTAAATTACGAAATAATCTTATTCCAACCTCTGGAAAATAACAACCATTTAAACTGAGGAAGGTAAATACCTCATTTGAAAATACTAATCCCTTCGTTACCTATCCAAGACCATGAACCATAAGGCTTTTATCTGTAGTATACACACGATAAAAGTTTCTTTCAAATTTTTCCTTATTTTTATTTTCTGTAATGGACAAAACGTCATCTCCACAAACAAATAAGGAATAGTCTTTAATATTAGATAAATAATAAGAATATTTCAAATAAAATATAACCCTCAAGGTATTTCCAAAGGTAGTTCTAGTCGGATGACCAGAAAAAACTGTACCAGTAATCTTTGCTTTTAAAACCTTCTTTTTATTATCGAATCCAATAATATATGCGTCAGGGCTGAAAACCATGTTACGGATTCTATCTCTCTAAGCCTCGGTCAACCAAGATTCTCTATCGAAGATTTTATCTATTACCTACGTAATTAGATAATTATCAATAGAATCTATAAGAGTTTTGTGTTATCTAGAATCGTGAGCATCTCCGTCATTACTAATAAACAAAGGATCTTTATATTTTAAATACTCACTCGTGATAGCAGCTTCTTTTTATTGTAGATCCATATCTCCAATAAAATGACTACAAACCCTCTTCAAATTCTTCTTACAATTATACGCAACCCATCCTCCATAAACTTTTAAATATCCAGAAGGGTTAAATATATTACGCGATCTCTTTGAAGTTGGTTCGGATCCTGAAGAGATATGATATTCTCCACTCTTAGTGAAGACTTCATAAGTAATATCTCTTCTCATAGTCTTTTCATCAACTGCTTCATGCTTAAATTTTTCTAGATAGTTGGCATACATTTTATGTTTCTATGCATCCACTTCTCTTATATGTTCCATATATTCCTCGAGAGAATATGTTTAGAAATTCTCTATGAAATCAAAAACAAAATCAGATTCTTAAAAATACCGTCGGAAAGATTAGAGGTAATTATAATCACATTAAGTTTTTCC